TTATCTATAGCATAGCCATTTCCTGAAGTTGAATGATGACTTAATTTAAACTCATATTTATAACTCATATCTATTCTTTCTCTTTTTTGATCTTTCTAGCTGCCTTTAAACTCTTCTTTAATCTCAATTTTGCTTTTTCAACAAGTATTTCTTCAGCCTTAACATGTCCATTGGTAACCTCTTCTATCATAATTGCCGTTTTAACGGAAGGAAATCCAATCTCATTTAACCATTTATAGGGTTGGTCATGTCTAACGCTTATCTTTCTCGCAAATTCTGCCTGACTTCCAAAATATTTAACAGCCTTCTTAATTGATTTCATAAGCTCTCCTTTATTTTTCAATTAACATTTCCTTTATTTTTTTGCAATGGTGAAAAAAGATAAAATAATGGCAAAATTCCCATTGACATATCATAAAATATGGTGTTCAATGGAGTTAGATAACGAATAAGGAAATTAAAAAATGAAATTTATAGAATTGGAAACTTTTGAAGAAGATTTATTAAAAATAAGTGATTCCTATAGGGGACTTATCCTTTGTAAGGATGATCTTTTAACAAAAGATGAGCAAGTGATCTGCTTGAAGAGATTGGGTGAAAAATTACGTTGGTTATCTCTCAAAATTGAAAACAACGCAGAAAGTATAGATAATGGATAGATACACATTAAGAATTTATTTGGATGAATTAAGGACTGCGTGCCGATCAATTAGGATGGATGTAAATAGTATTGAAGATGTAGTTGGTGTAATAGAAACCATGTGTATTGAAGAAGATAAAAAAGATGAAAATTAAATTAATAAAATTTCAACCCCAAAGAACATATTTTAGGGTTTAAATGAAAAAGTATATTATAAAAGAGCAAGTATTTATTGGTTCACCAATACGAATTATTGGATATTTTGATAGTTTGGAAACGGCTGAAGACGCTAAAAAGAAAATGGGAGAAACACATAAAATATTATCAATTGAAGAAATAGATTTAAATAAGGAAATAGTGAAATGACCAACACATCTACGGAAGATGTGATGAGCGGTATTCATATTTTAATAAAAAAGGAGAAAGAAAGAATGATTAAGCTAAATGTTGGAAAAGTTGAAAGATATCCAAGCATCTTAAAATCAGTATTTGTTCAAAATGGGCAATATGGAGATGAAATTATATTTGCGTGGGATATAACGGGGCACCCGACAATAAGCTACATCTCTGAATCATACGGAATATGGTCAGAGCGATATGGTGAAGAAGCATTTGAAAGATTGTCAAAGGCGGTAAAGTTTTTAACAGGTGAACAGCTTATAAATGGGAGTGACTTTGATGAGTCAAAGGTCATTGGGAAAAAAGCTTTACTTTCTATTGCATATAATAAAAATAACAATCCCTATATTTCTTCAAGAAAACACATTGAAGGAGAAAATTAATGGCTCATCTCGCATTTCAAGATATAGATTTTATTGCAAAAAAGGTGGCAAACAGTCGCATGTTTCCAAGTTGGTCTGGAAGAGAAAGCGATGCTGCGGTTGCCATCCTTTTTGGCCAAAGCCTCGGGTTAAATTGGGGATATAGCTTAACTAATATTATGGTGGTCAATGGACGCCCTACAGTATGGGGAGATGCAATGCTAGCATTGTGTCGCAGCTCTTCCATCCTTGAAAGCTGTTATGAGGTCTTTGATAAAGAGACAATGACGGCAAGCTGTACAGTGAAGCGCAAAGGGGAAGAACCACAAACCCGCACCTTTTCTAAGGAAGATGCTATTACGGCTAAGTTATGGGGTAAAAATGTTTGGTTAACATATCCTGAAAGAATGCTCCAAATGCGCGCCCGAGCGTTTGCCCTTCGTGATGTGTTCCCTGACATTCTACAGGGGCTAGGATGCACAGAAGAAGTGATGGACTACCCAGAACAGGAAGAAACTAAAAACGCTCCTCTGGCGATTGAACAGAGCCAAGAAAAACCTATCAACTTTGAAAGATTGAGGTTGAATACTTTTAAGGGCTTTGAGATGGTCGGTGTTTCTTTTCAAGATATCTGTCGTCATTACGAAAAGCAATTGATAGAAGATTTTACGGAGCAGGAAGTGAATGATCTTATCGAAACTGGAAAGGCCATTCGTGCTGGTGAAATCAAAGCAAGCGAAGCGTTCCCTGTTGTTCATCGCGAGCCTGTGGAACCTTCTGTAACTCCATTGAACACTGCAGTAAGAATGGGTGAAACACTTAATGATGAGACCCCCCTTTAATGAACCAAGATGAGCAAACGTATAGTAGATGGTATTTGGATTATGGAAAATGCTCTTTAGACCCTATGGGAACAAAAGAATATTTGAGATTCTCAAAATGCAGAGTTTGTCGCGGAAATAAAGATTATATATGTGTGGAATGTGGAGAAATAGATGTTCAGAGTTGTATGGATAATTTGCATAACAATAGCATTGATGATGGGAATATTTACGTACTTTTTAATGAAATACCCAAAGGAGACTCAAGAATATGCAAAACAACTTGATAAGGTTGGTACGTTATAAAAGGAGTTGGAGAAAATGGATTTTGAAAAAATATCGAAATTTACTTGCGGCATTCTTGCGATAGCATTTTTAGTATCAGGATTTATTTTTATAAAAAATATAGAAGCAGATTTAATAAAAAAAGAAAGTATAAGCCATGAGTTGGATTAAATTTAAAGAGGGAAAGCCTAAGAAAGAAGAACCAATCATTTTAGGAAGAGCTACACCATCATCTTCCAAAAACAAGTTATCAATTCAGGATTATTTTTTAAATGAAATGATAAAAAGTAAGAAGAGTGTAACCATGTATCTTAATAATGGCGTTAGATTACAAGGCGTCATTGAAGGATACGATCAATACGTTATCAGCTTGCCCTACGAAGGAAAAAATCAATTGATCTACAAAAGCTCAATTTCAACGATACAAGGAAACAAATAATGACAAACTTAGAAAAAATTGAAGAAATAGAAAAAGAATATGAAATAGCAAAAGAGAAATGGGAAAAAGTATACAATATAATTAATGCTGCTAAAGAAAAATGGAAAATAACAGCAGAAAAATTGCCTGAATTTAAAAAATGGTATGATGCTACACAAGAACATATGAAAGTTTTAGATTCTTTAAGAAATAAAGTAGTAGATATGAATAATTACAGAAGTGATCCAGACGTTATAAAAGAACAAAGCCTGCAGTGCAAAGAAAAACATTTCCGCGAGAGATACGAAAGCGTCTCAAAACAATTACCTGAATATCATTTCGTTTTAGCATTAGAAAAAATCATAGATAATGGAGGATGGATAAATGATTAAACAATATATAGATAATTACATAAAAGAGCATGTAGAGGCTTGCTTTGCAATTAAAAGTACTAAGTTACTTGATGCTGTCAATGGATTAGTAACAGGCCTAAAAAGCGACATTGAACAAAAAGATCAGCGCATTACCGATCTTATTGAGCAGACAAAAAATCAGATTATTGAAAGAATGGTTTCTAATGAAATTAAGCCTAAAGAAAAGATTAAAGAAATTTCAAAAGAAGAACAAATACTTATGTTTTTTAAAACAAAACCACAACATGCTTTTTCTCCAAAACTAATCTCTGAAGCTTTGGGATGTACAAAAAAACACGAAAAAGGATATATAAGTTTACTTTTACAAAACCTTATTAAAAAAGGACTCATAAAAAAAGTAAAACATGGCCTTTATCAATATGATAAGGGATGGTGAATAAAAATGAAAAATAAAACTTATTATAATTACAAAGAGATTGAGCAATATGTTTTTGACAATGAAGAAATACTTAGAAAAGCAACTTTGCGGGAACTCTATCAATTTGCAGAAGATAATGGGTTTACCAATAGCGGTTTTGAGTTTTCAAGATTCAAAGAAGCTCTATCTGAAATAAATGTGAATTATGATGAGATGAAGGAAAGAAAATGAAGCGTAAGTATTTAAGTAAAGAGATTAGACAAGTTAAAAGAAATTGTGATGTCAATGTAATAATTTCATTTTCTACTATGGCTTATATTAAAGAATTACTTTCTAAAAATATAAATGTCAGTAACATTGATTTCTATATTAAAGACGTAGAATGTAAATTTACATTCAGTGACGGAAAGATAGTCATATGAAAAAATCTGAACTTATAGAAAAACTTAAAAATGTACCGCACGATTATGATATTAGAATGTGCGTTTCCAATGGAAATGGTCATATTCGTAATGATTTTAGTGGAAATGAGTTTATTTGTAATGATTTTACAAAAGATATTGAAATTGATATCTATAAAGAAGATAAAATAGTTGAAATTTGCGGATTGTAAAAATGAATGCATCACAACGCGGAATTGACCTCATAAAATTTTCTGAAGGCTTTAGAGCTAAACCCTATAAAGATTCGGGTGGTATTATGTCCATCGGATGGGGACATGCCATAAAGCCAAATGAGAGCTTTGCAGAGATAACAGCCGAAGAAGGCGAAAGGCTCCTACGTGAAGACCTTTATAGTGCAGATAGATGCATCAATGTTAATTTAGGCACACGTATAAAGGAGCAAAATGAATTTGACGCTCTCATCTCTTTTATATTCAATATTGGTTGTGGCGCATTTCAAAGCTCCAATGTATTTAAATATTTGAAAATTGGAGAATATGGTTCGGCATTTATGTACTGGTCAAAGTGGATTCACGATTCAAAGATGAAAGCAAGAGAAGGTCTCGTTACCAGAAGAAGGGCGGAAATCACTCTTTTTAATGAAAAAAATAAATATGTTACAGATAAGTCTATTAATGATCTGTTTATCAAAGATAAAGTTACATCTATTGCTGTATAAAATAGGAAGATAAAAATGAGTAATATTATTGAATTTCCAACAAAAGAAATTGAAGAGAATGACCTAAGAAAAGAGTTTGCTCAAAGACTTTCTACTTTATCTTTAAAAAAATATGATCTTATGGAATATATCGAAAGTGTAGAAAATTATGGTATGTTAATGCTTTCAGACCCCAATCATCCATTAAATGAAAATGAGCTTTTGGGATGTGATTTATACAATATTGTAAAATATTATTTTGGGAATCAATTAAAACAAAGGATTGAATTATGAAAAGTATCTTACTCGCATTTTTGATTTTTTCTAATCTAGCTTTAGCTTGTGAAGAAAAACAAGAAGTTGAGGAGCTTACAAACGCTTTATCTCATGTTAAAATATCAAAGCCTATAAAAAGACGTTTGTTTTTAGGTGAGGCTGATTTTAGCTACACTGCTGCTTTAGTCAAGAAACACGAAAATACAAAAAATATTATCGTTTCTACTGAATTCTCTTCTTTAGAGGAGCTTAAAGAAAAATATCCTCATACCCTGTTAGAAAATTTAAAGATTGTTCAATGCCCAAATGTGATTATTGAATTTGGTGTAGATGCCACAACTTTGCATCAGAAATATGCGAATAGATTTAATTGCATTCACTTTAACTTTCCCCATGACGGATTGAATTTCAAGAAAAATAAACAAATTATAGAAGATTTACCCTTAGCTAATATGATTTCTAAATTCTTTATAAGTGCAAGCGAACTTCAATATGAAGGAGATCATATTCATGTAACCCTTCCTCATAATCCAAAATTAAAGAACTTTTATTTAGGGTATATGTACAGGATTTTTGATGCGAGTCATGATGCGGGTTATATTTTAATTAAAAAACATAAATTTGATTCTAAGCGTTATAAGGGATACACCCATCAAACAACCGTAAAGAAAAAGAAATCTCCTGTTGGTGATGATGGTGGCAGAGAATATATTTTTAAGAAAGCTTCAAACACAGAGATAGCTTCTTATACTCCAATACAAAAGAAAGTTTATAATCAAAAAAGGAATATCCTTCCTGAATTAGATACAGACGATGAATCGAGCAGCTATGATGAGTAGCTACACACCTTTTTGTATAATTTGATAGAGCTTTTCTATGGTTTCAGAATCAAACTGATTGATGTGTCCATAAGCTTTATTGGCATAATAGTTTAAATGCGATCTTTTGCCTATAATGCCGATATTGCTTTCTTTAATGGAAGAAACATTTGTAATCGCTTCATTGTAATGTCGATTGAAGAAAGAGTCATAATAAGACAGATCAAGCAAGAATGAAGGAGCTAAATAAGCCATCTTGCTTGTAAGGCTGTAATTTTCAAAAACCTTTAACCCTGCAACCACATTAGGCAAAGAGAATAAACTCCCATTGATAAACGAAGCAATACCAGCGCCCTTCCTCAATAAAGAGAAATTACCTTCTCTCTTCACTATATTTTTAAGGCTTTTAAAATATTGTTGCTGGATATAGTTGCTGGTCGAAGCCCTATAAAGAGCCTCAAAAGCTGAAAAGGTGGTGCTGGTAATAAAAGCAGAATTGGTAGGCATTCCAAGCTCTAAAAGCAAATTATCAAGCACATATTGGTTAATGGCATAACGAGAATATAAGCCTGCTCCCGTTAAAAAGGAGCTTGTCCATTCAAGGATATAATTAGACGTAGAAGAGGAATACGTATCGACATCTGTTTTAAAGTTGAGCAATAACCCCGTTCCTTCGTCATCCGCCATACGTGCCAGATTTCTTAGAAAAAGAGTACTAAAAGCAAAAGGAGACCCTTCTTCAGAACTATATCCATTTTCTTCCTGAGTATGGATAGCCTCATAAACATTCATGACAAGCTTATCATTGCTGTTTATAGCCTTCTTAAATCCTGAAATCTTTTGTTTTAAAATATCTCTCTTTTGATAATTGCTTCGAGCGGTATATCTGTGAAACTCAAACAAATGGTCAATATTCAAAGAACCTGCTTTATAGTAGTTTTCCATCCAGGCTAAATAAAAGGGAATCGCTGTCACAGCAAAGAATATAGGATGATTCCTTTCAGCATCTCTCATGAGAATAACAGGGATTGTCGCATTAATCGCAGCACTCCCCAAGAGGGCAGCCTTAGCTACATAATGTCCTCTTGTCTTTTTAAAGACATGAGGCTTTGAATCGTCATCCCTTGATGCTGAAGCGTCAAAAACATCTTCATGGGTAATATACGATACAATACGTTTCCCAATATTAAATGATTGCTGCATGAAGACTGGCGTAGTCGTTATGGTAATCCAGCTAATCAAAAGATTAGCTTCTACGCTTGAAACAGGAACATGGAGAAAGTTGCCGATATTCTCGATAACGTAACCACAAGATGGGTGAGGGACGATACCGCCGAAACAAGCAGAAATGACACCCCCCGCGATAACTTTTTTACTCAATCTCTTAAAGAATTTTCTATCAAGGTCTTGAGCGAAGGTATCCAAATTATCCCATGCATTTTCATTCTTTCTCAAAGGATAAACAACAATAGCCATTGTTTCTTGCCCGTCTCCATTGGTGACAACGAAATTCTCTAAAGACTTCAAACTAAAATCTCGTTTAATTTTTGGCTGAGGAGCTATGGGAACAATGACATCTTCTATAAGGTCACTATTACTACAAAAAACCGATTGAGAAAAGAATAGGCTTAGAACAAAAATGCTTAATAACTTCATTGATTATCTCTACAATAATGATATGTTTTTTCATGAATAATTGCAGGAGTATATCATGGGTTTTTATATTTTGTGTTCATATTTTTTTATGTGTCCTTTCTTGGCTGCTATGGGAGATAACCCCTGGGATCCACGTACTGGATTAATGGCAGAAGATCAGGTTAAAGAACCAGAAGAAGAAGCTAAAGAATGCCAAGACGAAGAAGACACACCTCAATGTAACTGTCATTCTCATGATGAATAATTTTTGATATAAAAATCAATTATTTTTATTGACAGGTCTTTTAAAAATATTTTAGTATAATCGTACTGACATAGAGGTTGAGTCTCTACGCCAGTACTGACCACAAATTAACTCGACCAAGGAGTCAAATCATGGCTAAAGTCACCATATCGCAAATTGCAGATTTATCACAAGAGCTTTCTATAAATTTTAAGGAATTAAATAATCTTACGTCCAAAGCATGGCTTCAACATGAGCTTGTAAGGGCGCAGATGAATGAAATTACAGATTTTTATAAAGAGTTTGCAAAACAGAATAGAGGAATGTGTGCGTCTTCACGGATTAAAAATGTATTAAATGAGTTTTTTGGAGAAGCGAGTGATTAATTTATTATATCAATATAGCGGAGAAATTATAACAGGTATCGTATCTTCTGCTATGACAGAAAGTGTCATCAATATTGCCTTAAAAAGGAAGAAATTAAAAAAAGGACTTTATTCATTTTCTAATTTTTTCCTCATAGACAATGCTTACTGCTTTACAAATATATCCGATTTTCAAAGAGAAATTTCAGATTTTCTGATAAAAGTTTTAAGCGATGATTTTTCTTTCTCTAAAAAAATTAAAAATGATATTCAACAACTCGTCATTGATACAAAAGCTTTTTTAAAGGAAGAAGAAAATTTTGGAAATTTTCATAAGCAGTATAAGAAAAAAAGTGATTCTATTAAAATAGCTGAATCAGTACATATAAAACAACAAGATGCTCATAAAATTTACTTTATGCTTTTAAAAAGAACTCATCCTATTAGGTGGATAACTTATGCTATTGGCGGAGTAAGTTCTTTACCAAGAGTTAATGATATTATTTTTGAATTATTTTTATCAAAAAATTGCATCATTACAACTAGATTGGGAGAAAAAATTACAGGATGTTTAATTAATTATGGCGAACAAGAAATCTTAATTGAAACTGAACTATATAAAAATGAATTAAAAATAAATAAAGAATTAATTATTAATATTGAATTTTCAAAGGAAAAAAAATGAACAAATACCTAAAAATCGGATTAACCTGCATTGCTCTTATTCAGCCTGCATGGAGCATTCCCGCAGATATAACTACATGCTTTTCTCCTCATCAGAATTGCTCGAAATCGCTCATAGAAACGCTAGGGAAAGCCAAGAAGTCTATTTATGTCCAGGCATACTCATTTACTAATCATGATATTGCTATGGCTCTTATAGAGGCAAAGGGAAGGGGAGTAAATGTACAAGTTTATGTGGACAAAAAAAGGATAAAAGAAAAGCATTGTAAGATTAACAAACTCATTGAAGCTAAGATACCTGTGATTGTCCAAAAATCAAAGAACATAGCTCACAACAAGATTATGATTATAGATGATGAGTTGGTTATCACAGGCTCTTTTAACTGGACTCAAAATGCCTTAAAGAATGAAGAGAATCTAAACTTTATTAAAAGTAAGGAATTAGTGCAGATATACTTATATAATTGGAAGGAAATAGTTAGGAAATGAAAAAAATATTAGCAATAATTTTATTGTGCTTACCATTAAGTGGATGTTGGGAAATAGCAAAAGGACAAAAAGTAGGCCAAATTGTAGAAGTTTCTCACCAAGGCTTTTTTATTAAAACATGGGAATGTAAAATAATAAGGGGCGGATTAGATGATGGTAGTGGGTCTTTTGGACAATCTATGTGGTTAACAATCGAAGACGATCATTTAGTTGAAAAAGCAAAAACATTTATGAAAAAAAAGACAAACATTGTGCTGGATTATCATCAAGAAGCTTTAGCTTTGTCTAGATCATCTCTTGCATCTGGATTTAGATTTATAGATTCAATGGATGAGATTAAAAAGGATTAGTAAAATGAAAAAATCTGAATTAATTGAAGAGATAAGTAGTAAATATCTTACAAACAAATATCTTACCAAGAAGAATATAGAAACAGGCATAGATGCTATCTTGAAGAAAATAGAATACACATTACTTTTAGGAGATAGAGTAGAGCTAAGAGGATTTTGTACTTTTTCAACTAAGGAAATGTCACCAAAGCAAGCAAGAAATCCAAAGACAGGAGAGATCGTAAATGTTGGATTAAAAGATAAGATTGCTTTTAGGGCATCAAAAACTTTGAAAAAAGAAGTGAATAAATAATGGAGCAATTAACAATATACGATTTTCCTCATTTTGAGAAATTTGAGGCAATGTATTATTTCTTTGCAGGTTTACCAGATATTATATTTGCGTGGAACCCATCCTATATTGTAAATTCTCTGTTTTCTGCCTTCTTGCATACTATTTCCTTTTTTATCGTAGCTACCCGATATGACACGTTACAAAAGAGAAGAGAATTCTTAAAGAAATTTGAAGAAATTTTTGTGTTTTTTGAGAAAACGTACCTTGATAAAGATTGGGAAGATTTTAGAAATGACCTCTGGAAATTGATAGAATCTGAAGAAATAAAAAGGGACGGCGTATTCAATAAAAAATTTAGGCTTGATATAATAAGATGTTTATATTTTTCCGATCATCATGCCCTACAAGAATTAAGGAAAAAGAAGAATGAAAGACGCGCTGTTTGGAGTCAAAGCGTTCATGATGAATTGTGGTATGATGAACCAAATATACAAGCTGGGAATATGATTGAAAAACTAAGAAGGAGATGCAAATGGATTTGTCTTTAGTATTAATCAATATATGTTCAATTATTTTTTTCCTCTATTTTGGAATTAAGGAAAGAAAAATTGCCAAAGAAATGGATGAGTTTATTGAAAAATTAGCAAAAGAACATCGTTTAATGAGAAAAGAAAAATGATATAGAAAATGTCATTCTTAAAATGAAAGGAAAATAAATATGGAAATGATATTATCATTTATTGGTATAGGACTTCTTCTTTTTATAGGAAAAAAAATAGCTGAATCAGATTAGGAAAAGGAATAATGGAAACAATCTCATCAAAACATATCATAAAGGCTATATCAGTTAAAACTGGATTAAATTATCCATATTCACAATTGATTTATAAAGAATTTATAAATTCTTTTATGAATGCAATGAAGAGAGATAAGAAAATTACACTTACAAATTTTGGAACATTTCTTGTTAAAAAAAAGAACCACAGAATAGGTAGAAATCCAAGAACAGGGAAAGATGCCATAATAACAGCAAGAAGGGTTGTGAAATTTAAACCTTGTATAGCTTTGAAGAGGAAGATAGAGAGCTCAGAATAAAAAATGATGAAATTAACTACTAAATATGAAAAAATTGATTTACCCACAAACGCAGTATCTTTCAAAAATATTGCTGAATTTAAATATAAAGCTACTACTAAATGTAAGATAGATAGAGAAAGTTTTATCAATTATCTTATGAAACAAAAAGCTCAATATATTGTTTTATCAAACGAAAATGGAGAGCCACTTAATTTGCAAATAGATTTTGAGGATTAAGAATGAATGAGATAAGAGTTATTGTTTTAAGAGTAGATTCCCCTTTGCGGCAAGATTATATAGCAACTGCCGTAACAAAAGAAGATTAAATGACAACAAAAATATTTATAGCTTCTCTTCTTCTCTTTATATTATTTATTTCCTTTTTAGGATATGCCTATTATCGTTTAAAGGAATTTGATAAGAGCTTGGATAAGCTCTTAGAAGTTACGGAAGAGTTGCGTATTGCATGCAACGAATGCCTTGAGGTATGTAGGGAAATCAATCAAATTGAAAGAGCCAGATGTTGCAATCTGACTCTTTCGGAAATAGAACTTATATTAGAAAATATAGATAGAAATTTAGCTCATTGTTTTGAAAAAAATTTCAAAAAATAATAAATAAGAGGAGACAACAATGTACGAAAAACACGAATCACAATGGACAACTTTTGAAAAAGTTTTTAAATTCATAGGGGATATATGTTTTGTAGGAATTTTTATAGGTGCCTTAATTCAAGTTATTACTGGTTTCCTAGTAGGACAAAGAGGTATACTTTCTACTCTAATATTATCAATGGCTGCTATTTGGTGCTTATGTTTTTTATGGGATAGTTTTTTTGATAAAAAATATGGACGGAAAAAGAAATAATTTATTTTTTTATATATGGCAACTTTCTTCATAAAGACATCTTTTCAAAACATACTTAGCCGTATGGTGTTTGCATGAACACTTTATATTACGGAGATAATCTTGATATTATGCATCATAAATTAAAAAAAGATAGCGTTGATTTAATCTACCTTGATCCTCCATTCAATTCTAAACGCAACTACAATATGATGTACAAAACAATGACAGGCTATCCTGTATCTGAGCAAGAAGAAGCTTTTTGCGATACATGGACTCTTGATGCAGAAAAAGAAGACAAAATAAGAAATATGCGTGTTTTAATGCAGCAATATGATGTTGATGATTCTTATATTTCTTTTTGGACTACATGGATAAAAGCATTAAGAAATACGCAGCCTTCTCTCCTAGCTTATTTAGTATATATGGTAGAAAGATTGCTTGAAATGAAAACTTTATTGAGACCGACTGGCTCTATTTATCTTCATTGCGACCCTACGGCAAGCCATTATATAAAAGTAATGATGGATGGAATATTTGGACATGAGAACTTTCAAAATGAGATAATATGGCATTATAGAAGATGGACGGGTAAGGCTAAAAAATTTCAGAGTCTTCATGATATTATCTTATTTTACACAAAAACTCCCCATCACTATTTTAACGTATTATATACAGAATATACGGAAAAATCCCTTAAAAGAAAGAAAAACTTCCACACAAGAACTAAAGGAAAAGAAGTTTTTGTGACATCTATCAACGAAAAAGGAGTAAGAGAAAACGATGTTTGGCAAATTCCGATTCTCAATTCCCAATCTAAGGAACGACTAGGATATCCAACGCAAAAGCCGATAGCTCTCCTTGATCGAATAATAAAAGCATCTTGTCCTCCTGATGGTGTAGTTTTTGATCCTTTTTGTGGATGTGGAACAACATTATATTCAGCAATAAATAACCAAAGAAAATGGATAGGATGTGATATTGCAATTCTCCCTATTAGACTTATTAAACATCAATTAATTGAAAAATATAGATTAGTTGAAAGGGAAAATTTTATAATTGATGGAATTCCTGTAAGCTTTGAACAAGCAGAAGTTTTAATGAAATCATCTCCGCATCAGTTTCAGCATTGGGCAATAGAGCAAGTTAATGGACTTCCAACCAAAAAGAAAAGCGGAGATAGAGGAATTGATGGGAAGTTATTTATTGACACAAAAGATACTTTAAAAGAAATGATTATTTCTGTAAAGGGAGGTCAAAATATAACGACAGCCGATATTAGAGAGTTAAGAGGCACATTAGATAGAGAAGATAAAGCCACTCTAGCTGGTTTTATATCTTTACATGAGCCAACAAGAGGTATAAGAGAAGAAGCTGCCCAAGCAGGAATTTGGGAATATAAAGGCATTAATTATGAAAAGATACAATTATTAACTATAAAAGAGATATTAGAAGAGAAAAGAACATTTCATACCCCAACTTTAATAGGCATTAAAGGAACAACTGGTCAACAAAGTCTGGTTCTTTAGCCCAAAAACATAAATTTCGTTACTATTCGTTACTATAGAAATTGAAGGGAGAAATGAAAATGAGAAAAATAATATTAGGAATAGGAGAATAAAAATGAAGAAAATTTTGATCTTAGCTTTAAGTGTATGGGTTTTGGTAAGCGTAGAAGGAAAATGTGAAAAAACTGAAAAAGAATGGAATAAATATTTAAAAGAACATCCAGAATTTTTAAAAGATCATATTGTAGATCATAATATCGAAATTATTGAATTAAAAACAAAAGTAGATGCTTATAAAGAAATATTGCTAAATATAGATAAAGTTTTGCATGATAAAAAGATTCTTAAGAAAGATGAATCGATTTTATAATTAAGTCAATTGAAAATACGTATTCTATATATTCCGATACAAGAAATGATAAATTATGAATAGCTTTATGATAATCTGAACAAATAATGCTTTGAAAAATAATTATTATTTCGTCTTTCCTTTGGGTAAAAAAAAAGCTGATTTAGAACATATATAGATATATAGAATACGTTTATTGTTTATTTTCATCATTCATACTTCTTGAAGTAAGCTGCGCTATTTCTTTTAAAGAAGATTCTCCAAATTCTTCAGCAAAAGATTTATCAAGCATAGTTCCCCATTTGAGAGCATTTTTAGAATCACCACTTGCTTGAGCTTTAGCCCCATTTACTGCATAATTTAATAATTTCTTACTCGTAACTACTCTCGATAAAGCCCCTCCTATAGCAACAACTTTAGCAGCATTTGAAATTGTACTAAATATACCTCCTCCTCCCATCATTGCTCCAGTGACAACTCCTAGCATAGTATTAGTATAAGCTGTTCCTGATGGATTGGGGTTTCGTCTCTGTCTTTTAACCATAGCTTGAGCATATTTACTCAAATCTTTAAGTTTTGAATAGGAATAATCTCCAGCTAGATATTTTATTAAAGTTGAATTTTTTGGGTCTTCAATCAATTTAGCAAAAGAAGAATAGCTTACTTCATTTGTTTTAGGATCAATAGTTTTCCCTAAAATCATATTTTCTAATTTTTCTCTTTTAAGAGAATTAAAGAATTGTTTGCCTTCCTGAGTTGATCCTAAAGAATTCTCTATTTTCTTAAAATCAGAAACATCTTTTAATCCCAATAAAATCCTTTCTGGGTCTTCTTGAGAAAATATTTTTTTAACTGTATCGCTTGCTAATGCTTCATCTCCCAAATATTTTCCATAATAAGAATCAGCATCGGTATAGGCTTTATACCATTCCTTATTTTGTTTTCCATAATCTGCTAAATCTTCTTTAATTGAACCCTGTATTTTCTTTAAATTATTTTTAACTCCTCCAGCGTTTACATCCCAATTGATAGTATCATTAAGGCTTCTTTTTGTTCCACTAAGCATCTTGATTGGAACAGGAACAGACGTTTGCAATTCTCCATTTTTAAAAACAATACCTTTTTCAATATCATCTAAATAAGATAAAAGAAATTTTTCATCTGTAGAAGGGCGAAGCGTTTTAATGCTAGATCGTATTTCGTTAATAGCTTTAATTGTGTTATTAGGAACAATAGAAGCTGTTTCAGGTAAAAGTTCACTAAATCTCTTGTCTTTTCTAATGTGCCTTTAAGAGAAGAGCCAATCTCATGTAACATATCCGCTTGCTCGGTAGATTCCGATATTTTATTTCCGACACTTTTAATTGAATCTTTTACTTTTTCCCCATAAGCTTGATCTATATTTTGTAATTTTCTATTATATTTAGTTCCAAGAATAGGAGTTCTCTGTACAAGCTGTTCTATTCCAGCAATAGGCTTTGACTCATTTACAAGAGTTGATGGATAATCTAATCCTGCTTTTTCAGCGGCTTGAACTGCCTCTAAATTAATGTTTTTAGGACTATAGCCAGTAACCTTTCCTTTTACATTTTGGAATAAATTAGAACTAAGACCTGCACCTGTAAGACCACCAGCCACAGTTCCCGCAATAATAGATGGTACCTTTCCATATTCGTAGTCACTCTCAAGCTTACTTGCTGTAGCGCCTGCGACAAATCCTCCTGCCAAATTACTTGGTTTTGTACTTGAAAGAGCTTTAACTATTTCTGAAATTCCCCTAGCACCAACAGTTTCCACCAATTTAGCCCATGCAGCACCGCCAGCCATAGAACCTGTAATCTTTAAACCTTCCTGTATATACTTCTGATCTTCAGGCGTAGCAGTATAGCCTTGAGTTATGGTATCAATCCCTTTATCAATTCCTTCAACAGCAGAAGGAATCGTAGGAACTTCTCCCCCATAAGGCATATAAGGTATTTCACCGCCCATAGATTCTGCACGAGCGTAAGCTTCACGATCAAGATTTTGTGAATCTATAGCCTGATTTTTAATATTAGAAACTGAAGCTGAAAGATTATAAGGGGATGTTGCTAAATCAGCCGTACCGCCAACATATCCAGCAACAATCGACTTGCCAGAGCGAGCCCCAGCACGCCCCCAAGTTCTCTCACCAGAAAATTTAGAATAATCATCACTTACGCCTCTCTTGGCAAGCTCAGCATTAATTAAATCAAGCTCAGAGGGTTGTTGAGACTGCATTCCTTCCATAGAAGAACGCTTTTCAAGCTCTTCATTAATAGCTCTTAATTCTTCTTCTGGCGTCATTTTGTTCCCATAAGCTGTTTTTTACGAGCTAATAAATCATCTGTTGAAAGAGAAGCGATTGGATTTTCAGAGCCATAATATTCTTTTGCTTTTTTTTCATTTTTAGAAATATATTTATCTATTCTTTCATTGTAAAAATCTCCCAATGATTGATCTTGTCCTACTATATTTTTTGTTGCGTTTAATGTATCTGAATATAAGCTTTTTTCAAATTCAGCCTTATCAATCATATCTCCAATAAGTTTATCATAAGCTTTAGGTGGGATTCCCTTACCTGGTACTGTTTCAGAAACTATTCCATCTATCAACATATTAGGATTAGACAATCCCTTAACTTGACCTATTTTTAATTCTGCTGTGAATTTATCAAAAGCAGCAATATATTCCTTAGCTTGCTCATCACCAACATATTGTCTAGCCAAAAGATTTAAAGCTTCTCCCATATCTGTCCTATCATGTTTAGATTTATATAAAACATTAGAAAGAGAATTTAAGATATCTGGTCTTGCCTTGACAATTTCCCTTAGCTTTGTTCCCGTATTTATAACATTAGTAGTTGCTTGAAGCTTGGGCTCATAATATTCTCTCGTTTTTTGTATGCGTCTTGCCCCTAATTCTTTTGTTCTCTCAAGAGCATTTTCGGCTTCTAATTTCCTAATTTCAATTTTTTCTGGAGAGTGCTGCTTCTCCAAATTCAGATAATCCTCATTAATCTTAACTACTCTTTCCTGAAGCTGTACCCCTTGTTGTTGAGCATCTAATTTCTGTCGCTCAACCCAATCGCCTTGTATTCTTTTAACACCATCTTCTCCCACAATCTTAGCTAAGGAGAATACGGAGTCTTTACCATTTTCATCGCGAACATTTAAAAGAGGACTATTAGGAATAAAGCCAATATATTTACCTTTAATATTCGGGTCATTTAATTGAGCTTGTTCAAAAAGATTACGCATTTTGTTATTAACGGTATCATAAGGCATCCCGCTATAGCTTAATTCCATCCCAGCGAGTCCGTAGGGCATAAGAGATTGTCTCTTCTCTTCCATCTCCATATTTTTTTTATTAGCCTTCTCCGCTTCCATATTCGCAGCCATGAAGTAATCCATGACCTTATTATATTTAGCTAACTCTTCTTTCCTAAGCCCTATTCCTTTCATCTTGGAGCCATATTCTGCTCCTGTGGCTAAACCAGAAATCAGCGCATCAACGCCTCTTGGCTTACCCTCTCCACCGAATTGTTTTTTGATATTGCCGAATAACTCTGCGTCTACATCATATTCATTGGGCAATCCCTGATTCGCCTGATATTGCTGCCCTGCAATCATAGACCCTAAATAGGTTGGATTATTAATTGCTTTGGTTGTGCTTGCCATTTTAATACACTAAGCCTTTCGAAAAATTACCACCAAAAAATGTATTGGGTTGGGGAGTAATTCCCATCATTTTATGACCCAGAGAGCCAGCCACAGTATTTGCTGGAGAACCAAACATTGCCCCACCCACTGTTCCTGCCAATCCCAACATCTTATCCCCAAAGCTCTGAGGACGAGCATTATAAGCGGCAAGTTCATTCTGGTAATTCATGTTTTGTCTGCCTACATCCGCATTATAGCGGTTTAAGCTATCAGAATTCATCATGGCAAAGGTAGAATTAGCAAGCTCTGGCGCACGGGACATAATAGCTTTGTTCTGGTCTTCACCTCGTAATCCAGCACCTACACCGAATAAATTCATATTCTCAGCAATGGCAGCTTTACGTCTTGCTTCAAGGTCTTGCTGTTGCTGTTGTGCCAGATTATAACCTGTTTCTGCTCCTTGTAATTGTCCTTGTCGACCTTGTTCACGCAATCCAAACGCAGCGGCATTCGTAGCCAATCTCTTGGCCGCTAAATCCTGACCATAAATATCTGCGTTTACGTTATTCTGCATGCGAGCGAGATCAGCATTACGAGCCATAGACGTACGATACTCTGTTGCAGCTGTGCTATCGCTAATCCCTCTATGAGCAAAGCCCTCTTCTGTTGCACGTTCCCTACGCATAAGCTCTTCTTCAAGAAGCGTACTATTCATTTGCTTATAATCAGCCACTTGTTGAGCAATATCTCCAAAATCAGCGATATGAGCTAAATCATTCTGACGTTCAGCACTTAAATTAGCGATAGTATCAATAAGAGGTTGAAAGCTTACAACATCTTGAGGACGATATTGATAAAGCTCTTTAATGTTTTTAAGAGATTTACTGATTAACTCTTCTCCTTGCTTAAAAAAAGCTTCTTCTTGAGGAGTGCGAGGCAAACGCTGTATTTCTCTACGCTTTTTGCCATCGGCTCCCGTTACTACAATAGATTGAACGCCAGAAAGATGGTCAATAACATCCATCATTTCCTCACGGGGAGGAGGGGGGGGAAGCTTAACAGGCTCAGGTGTATCATCACCACCAAGGAAACCACACATATTAACCTCTTACGACTTTCTCAAACCAAATTTTTGTCTCGTCAAGATCATGAGTAACTCTATATTCCATTTCTCTTATTCCTTCTCCATGAAGGGATTTAAACAATTTAATCCAACTTTTTCTTTTCGTCCAAGTAATAACTTTTTTAAACCCTAATGAAAAAGGAAAATTAGCTATTTTTAATAAAGTGTCTTTAAATAAAGTTTTAAATCTATGCTCTTTAAATATTGTTAACGAAAGCATAGCAACACCATCTTCAATTTCTTCTATGGCAAATAAACCAACTTCAAAATCATCCTTTAAAAGAACAAAATAACGAATGGGATATTCTGTCTCAATTTGATATTGAGAGAATCTATAAATAAATTCATCAAGAGTAAGCTCTATAATTTCAATCATCAGAATGCATACACCACGAAGTTAAATTCTGCATCAATCATACCGCCACCAGAACCTGTTTCGACATCAAAGCCATTCACTGTACGAGTGTTTTGAGCAATATTCGCCACGATAAAACTTGGTGTGCCTACATCTTGAGTGCCAAATACAACAATGTATTTATTATCATTTGCTTGCGTATTAAACCTAACCTCATAATATCCTGCACCCGTGCGCGTTACAGAAGCAATATTAAGTGATTTTTGAATAGTTCCATTCCCAAGAACATATGCCATCGCAAAAGGAGCAACTTGTCCTGCATTTTGAAGTTTTGTTATAGGCGTAGAATTGTTCTGTAATTGCGAACCATCATAAGGCGTTCCCGCTTCATTGTTGAAAACAGCTGATAAGTTTTGAGCGGATGGACTGGTAGCATTTGTTGTTTTTGTAATAACTTGTAAATTTCCTAAAGTTACTTCTACAAATTTCTGATCCGTTGTTCTCCCGCAGACGACAGAAGTTGTTGTTCCCGCAGATTTCATAGTGCCAAGTGGCGTTGAATTGCTTTGCATGGCTATAGAACCATCGATAGAATCTGGTGTTATTTTAGCTCCATCAAACGTCCCAACTGTCCCACTCCACGCTTCGTCTAATGAAACTGCAGTGACGCCGTTATTCTGGGGCTTTTTTGTGGCGATCTGGTAATTTCCGAGAGTCAGTTCATACCATGAACCCCCATTTGTGGTCGTTCCTCCTATAACAGCAGCAGAAGCGGGTATTGAAAATTTATTAAGAGATAATGAGCCTGTAGTAATTTTTGACCCAGAAATAGAATTAGGAAGTATTTTTGGATCAGTAACAGAATTATTTGCTAATTTTGGTGCTGTTACCGAACCATCTCCAAGAAGTGCAGTAACAATAGCATTAGCACCTATTTTAGCGGTACTGATAGCTCCATCTTGAACGTTATTAGCATTAATAAAAGTCCACCCTGTATTATTACCGTCTGTCGTTAAAAGCTTATTTGCATTATCAGGATCGTCACCTCCAATGATAACGCCTGCCTGTACATCCTGAATATCCTGACTTAAAATATCCATACTATCAATAATATAATCCAAATCAGCATCCATCATTTCTGATGTTGGTGGTTTACCGCGAACAGAAAGCAATCCATATCGTTGATCGTTATGCTTAGATTCATTATCATAAGGAAGATCAGGACGTTGAAAAACTCTTAAAGGCATTTAGCGCTCCAATTTTCCAAAAAGTTTTAATCTGTTAAATCGAATCAAACCATCTTTTGTCTGCCCAAAAATAGTTACTAAAAATTTTGAACTGACAAACTTAAACCTTTCAAAAGTCCGTGAATAAGGAGCATCTAATCTCATTCCAATATCGGTTTCGTCAGGATTATTAGGATCAAGAACAGACTCACCAAGTAAGGGAATTGTATCAAACAGATCACCTCTGGGCTTAAAACTATATTCTTGTTCTAAAGAAAATGTTTCCCTCACATCTCCATCAATAGAAATAGAGATGTTATTTTCTTCATTAATCACAAAGCTCGATGGATAAGTAAGGTCTATTTCATAAAAATTATTAGCAAACTTTGTTGATTTAAATTTACTGGCAGCGATAAGCTGAGTGGTAGGGAAAGACCAGATAAAGTTAATTAAACTATTGCCATTATTATCACCATAAACAGGCGTTGTTGATACCCCATCAGCATATTGATAGATGATGTCATTTATAAAAAGATAAAGAGCATTATCAAGTGTTGTGAGGAAGGTATTTGAAAACTTAAAATCACCAGAGAATAAAGACCATGAATAAATATTGGCTGAATAAACCCCAATAAGAGTTGAATTAAAGCCAATCTTAAAGCCACAGAAAGAACCAGAATTATATTTAAAAGCTCTGCAAGCTCTATAGGCCTCATTTGAATCCGTTGTTGAAATAACGTATTTTCTGATGAGAGGATCAACGGCATCTACACTTGTTGCCGCAAACTGTCTAGCAATATTCAATGTTCCAAAAGACATCATACCATTTTGACTAACAAAATAAGTATCATTGGGCAATTCAACAAATAAATTACCATGAACAATGCCTACGGGAATTAATGCTTGAAAATTAAAGGCGATAGGAGATTCTGGGTTTGTTGGGTCTTGACCTTGCCATACCTGTGTTTTTTTGCGTCCCATAAAAGCCATAAGTCCATTAATACTGATAATAGCTTCCAGATTATCAGGAACTTCATGTTTGGCTGAAATATCAATGCTTGGGACAGTCTTTGTATTTTCATTAAACCAATTTGTTAAGGATTTAACACGATAAGTATAATAAACTCTCAAAGCTTCTTGAGGGTCACGATAATTAAGACTGACCTTTCCTGGAGCTAAAGCCCAGATGCGATCATGGGCAACGTGCATAAAACTAAAAGCAGGGGGATAATCTTTATAAAATAACTCTATTCTATCTTGACCCGCAAACACAGGAAGATTTTCAGCCGTTGTAAGAGTAACTGTATTCACATTTTGAGCCACATTGGTCACAGTTAAAGTAGATGTAGCTCCATTTACAACAAGATGAATAATTCCATTAACAGGATATTTATTGATATCAAAAGCTGCATTTGCCGTAAAACTAAAATGAGTTGCGTCTATTCTGTTAAAAGCAATTGCTTGTTCCTTAACAAAATCAGAAACTTTATCAAATGTAATTCCATCCCAATAAAAAACAGGGTCTATTCCATTACACACAAGAAGTGTATTTAAATAAGTTACTGATCGGGGAACCACTCCTGCATATAAATTATCTACCCCTACATTGGGCACTAGAGCATTTGTCGCAAAATCATAAATAACGATCTTCCCTTTGGAAAAAGAGAAAGAAACAATATTGGCTCCGTCCTGAATAATACTTTCTTTAAGCATAATTGAAATATCGCCATTATTCAGAACGGTAACACTTTTAATAATGGCTGAAGTGGTAACAACTCCATATTGAATTTCAATAGCCGTATCAACTTCAAAAAAATCATTTTCTTGATTAGGGGTAAATGAAAAATTATCTATAGCAAGATAAGTAATATTAGTCGCCCCAACATAGGGCTTATAATAGCTTATATAAGCAACAATCTGCTTATCACCATTAGTTTTTTGAAAAGGAAAGGCTTCAATAATTTCATATTGAGTATTGGCAAAGGGAAGATCAATAATTTCTTTTGTGCCATATCTGACTTGAGTTTCTCCCAATGGAACAGAAAGAACATTTTCAAAGACATAGGCAAAATTAGAAGACAAAATATCTTTTGATATATTCCTATTCATCCCATTAGCAGGAGGAAGAAATTGCAAAACATCATAATCAGAATCTTTAAACATTGCTAAATGTACTCAATGTTTGATTACTATTTGCATAAAGGTATGATATTAAGTCTTTCTTTTGATCTTTCGCCCTTTCTTTGGCCTCCATACTTTTTCTTGAATCTTTAAATCCATCTTCATCCAGGAATAAATAATAAAGAGCTTCATCAACAAGGAGATTATGGAAAGATAAAGGACATGGAATATCATTCTCAACGGTATTTTCATCAAGAATTATGGGTTGAGGCGTATACCAAATATCTAAATTATATTGGGTATTGCCTCTTATGGGATAAATACTAACAATATCTTTCCTGAAAGTAAAAACTTGCGGGTCTCCCTCACCATTAAAATCCTTTTTAAAATCAACAAAATCCAAAAATGTCTTTAAAAGTAATCCTGGATATTGATTTTCAACATACAAAACAGAAACAAGAAAAGGATTTTGGTTTAACTGAACATCTTCACTATCTTGAATTGTCTGAATTTGCTCATTAATAAAAAGATCAGGATTAATGCTTGCTATTTTATTATAGATATTTCTATTCGCAAGATTGAGATATCTTAGAAAAATAGACTTGGTTTTTGGCTTAAGATTATCTCCGCCAACACTCATTAAAGCCATTGTTTCCAAAATTTCGGTAACTTGCATGAAGCCTCATAACAGAAGGGCGACTCACACCATGCAAGCCGCCCTTATGGTTGTTAATAATTTCCAATAACCAAAAGCAAAGAAATGACAGAATCAGCAGGAATAGCCGCACCCGCAGCAGGAATAGAAATATTAATTATCTTGCTTGTTGCATCAAGAGTAATCAAAGTATGCGTATTCTGTGCAACGGCACCCATAGGAATCATTTCACCTGTGGCAACGATCTTCGCCCTTACAGAAATAATAGACTTTATCTTTCCTGAGCCAATCCATCGAAATACGTTAAGGTTAGCACCCTGTGCAATTCCCACCGTAGTTATGATATCAAAAGCTGCTAATTCATAATCTGATCCTACAGAATCAATAGCGGGAGAGGCTCCCCCTCCGCCATCCATTGTATTCTGAACATATCTTACAACTGAAGTCATAATAAAAATCTCCTTAATTAAAAGCTAACGAATGAATGAATAATACCCTGCTCAACGACAGTATTTGAGCCAGCAACGGCACCTGGTTGAGCAGCGTAAGAACTTGCGAACTGAAGCATTTTCTGACCACGGAACTCATGACCAAAATAAAGCTGAATGCGCTCAACCATATCATTATCCATTCCGATAACTGGTTTTTCAGCCCATCCTAATGAAATGGCACCGGCCCCCATGAAAATATTCCATGCTGCCGTTTTATTGCCGTCTGCGCTAGGAATTGCATATTGATAAAGATCACGACATGAATAAATAGCAATTCCGCGGTATTCTCCAATGTAATCAGCACCATTTAAAGTCTGAGGTGTATTTTCCTGGTCAATAACCGTTCCACGATTAAAGGTAGAATTCGCAAAGAGAGGATCAGCAAACAAACTCTTTAATGTCTGGGGATGAGCAAGATAAATATACTTGTTCATAGGCCATCCAGCTTTGCTGCGAACATAAGCAGGACGTATAGCATCTTCAGTATTTACTGCAATATCAGGAGCATTCCCTCGTTCTGCATATTGTTTTAGAGTTTCCAAATGATTCGCAGAAAGACCAGAACCAACGGGGGTCGTGGTTGCTGATGTCTGAAATCCATTCAGAAGTGTACCAAAAAGAGCAGCAGCTTGATAAGCTGCCCTAGTCACGGGGATTCCTGCGTTTGTTGGAATTAAAGCACGATCATAAGAAGGAAGAGTCCCAATCACATTACAGTTAGCCGTTTGGATAGTTGGATAAGCGGTCGTTGTCATCGCATTGAACAAATCATAATTCAAGTTACGAGAGAAAGACTCAATAAGCTGTTGGCTTGCTTCAGGAGGAAGATCAACAGGGGTCGCATAACGCAAAATATCATAAAGCTTGATCTGAACCAGAAAGCTTTTGAAATCACACCCAACTTTGTCATAGTTTACAACTTGCTGTTGAGCATTACCACGCCGTTGCGCAAAGTTAATAACAGGGTTTTTATAATCGAGAGCCTGTAATTTACCTACACGCCATTCTGCACCCTTACCAGGTTGCATTTCACGGCGTACGATAGGTCGCGTAGGCTCTGTCCCCATAAGATTATAAAGGGGCGTAATCTGAACCCATTCACGGAAAAGTTTATTACTGACGTCAAAGGGAAATAAATTTTGATTGATACCATTTGTACCAATACCAGCTTGTAATGATGGATAAAGTGCCATTTTCTAAATTCCTTAATTAAAAACACAAAAAATCCTGTGATTAATTCAATCACAAGAAAACCAATTTTTGTCTTTTCAAAAAAGGGAAGAATTTAATAAGATTTTAAAGGAAGAATCACAAGGATTCGCGATAAAATCTAACAAAACGTCTTTTTATCCAAGCTGAAGGATAGAAAAGGGCGAACGAGGCGAGTCTTTTCTATCTTCGTCTTATAGTATCCCTGGCTTTAAACATAGGAGTAAGAGGGTCTTCAGATTCGGACTCTTTACTGTCCACTTCCGACATCTCGTCTATGCGATAAGTAGGTTTATCATAAGTTTCGTATTGTGACAATTTTTTCTCTAACTTGTCAATCTTTTTTTGCAGTTTTTCAACCTCTTGCGTTTTGAGAGAAAGAAGATTTTTAACTCCACCCGATTCTTTAATGTCTTTATAGGAATCTTCATAAGTCTGTTGTCCTATAGCAAGCATTCGCTTGGCTAGTTTTACAGGATTGTCTATAAGTCCTGTTAATTCTTCAAAAGCTTCTTTAATTTCAGCCTCAGATGAAACAGACAAGAAATAATCAAAGGCTGCGATCTTATCGTTTAAGGTATCATCCTCTGTATATTTACGAATATTCTCTAATTCTTTATTCGCAACTCTGAAAATAGGGGAAAAAGGATGAGAATCACCTCTATAATGATCTTCCCCTTCCTCTTCTTCAGATTGAAGAGTTTCTATAAGAGATTGAGCTTCCTCTTGGGTTAAATTTCCCTCATTAACCAAGCTTTGAGCAATTTTAATCGCATTCTTTACTTTTTGAACATGCTTGTGAGCATATTTCTGATTCTCTACCAATCTTTTTTGAGTTTTTTCAAGCTCTGCCTTCGTTTTTTCAATATCTGAAGGAGATTTTTGATTATCTTCTTCTTCTTCTTCGCCATCTTTCCTAATAACTTTTTTTTGATTGGAAGATTCTTTAGAATTTTCTTGTTGTTCTTTTTTAGATTTATCAGAGTTAGAAGCGTCAGCAGATTTTTCTATATTGTTATTATTTTTCTCTAAAGGAGAACGATCTCTTTCTTCAAATAATTCAGAAAGAGGATCAATTTCTTGAGAAATAGTTTCTTCTTCTATTTTTTGATCTTGTTTTTGTTCGGTCATATTTTATCCTTTTATTTATTGTATAAGTTGCTCTTGAGAGCCTAGAGATTGTTGCTGTGCTGCCATTATTTCTGGGGACATCCCACCTTGACCACCACCCATCATCCCTTGTTCCATCATGGCTTTTTGCTGCATGGCTTCTTTCATTTCATTAGATATTTTTTCACCATCACGAATCCCCATCATTTCAAGAAGTTTTGGAGAAAGCATGATCCAGTTAGCGTTTTGATTAGAAAGCAAAGATTGAATCATTTGTTTTTGTTCCTCAAATGTACTTTTATAATCAGGAACCTCTTCAATATATAAAGAAACGGGCAATGTACGAACATCATTAAAAATCATGGGTTTGCCATCAATTTCTCGGACAAGATTTAAAATAATCCGCTGATTTTCTTCTTCTGTAAGAATTTGCACAAGAATATTTTCCTCATCTCCTCCCTGAAGAAGATTAAGAAAAAATCTGGCTTCACGTTCTTTCATATCCGAAAAATTATCAAAGCCATAAACATTATTGCGAACACTATTCACTTGTCGCACATTCTGCGCCACTGCACTTGTGGCATTTGTCTGAATACCAAGCATTTCATCATGAACGCCTGTAATCCTTTGCATTAAAACAAGATATTCCTTAACAATTTCCATTTGCTCCTTCCCCAAAGGCGCATTAGAAGTAAGTTCAAAATTAGTATCTTTAGGAAGGACAATAACAGAATCATTACGTTTTAATTCAGACCTTAAAAGCTCTGTGGATTTACCAGGCTGAAGCGCACCAGAAACAACGATGCGGGAAGAATTAATGAGATAAATAGACTTTGTTACACGAATATTGCAATCTCTTTGAAGGTCTTTTATTCCCTCCACAATTCCATAAGGGACGCCTGTAGAAAATCTACGCTTCCATACACAGGGAATATAAGAAAAATCTTGTAAATCAGGTAAATCAGGAGTTAAGGGAGCATGCTCTAATAAGAAACTATCCAAAAAAAGTGTACGCATAATTCTTTCGGATTTTTTTTCCTCAATATCCTTTGAAGAATTAGCCATTTTTTCAGCTTTCTCTTCATCAAATGTTGCAAAATAATTTCCATTTGAATCAATGCCACAATAAGAACGTGTCTCTATTTTTCGCTGAACTTCAATGACAAGAACGCGACCAAAGCTATATCCAGCGTAATTATCAATCGTAGTATAGCTTGATTGTCTGTCAATCAATTCAGGAGACATCACTCCCTCAGTAGTATAAACATTATTAATATCAATATATTTTCCAACAACAGGCCATAACTTCCTTACTTTTTCGGGATCCATCCATCTTTTGCGACAAACATATTTTGATCCTACATATTGGGGATGAAGATTGTCAGGGTCTGGCACGACATTAAACGGATGAACATATTCATAATGATTGACACCATGCTCTTTATATTGATTGCTCCAACCAATTCCTGTTACCAACATATCCCGAAATTTTATAGACCCTTTATAGGGTATTTTCTGATCTTCCTGTATGTGAAAAAGCCAATGAGTTAAAGCAGATGCCAATCTTTCGTCATCCTCTTTTTCTGAATCTGCACGACAAGCTGTTCTGTATCTTGACTGAATTTCAACACCTGACAATGCATCTACAAATCCCTGAACAATATTGACAGTGATGGGGAGTTGTCCTCGTTCTTTAAGAATTTGTAATGATTCTTTCGTCCATTGAGCATCGTTACCTCCATCATAGAAGCCATTGTTTTCCTGACATGACAAACGCCACTCAATCGTAGAAGAATGGAAATTACCACGCCTAAAATCTTGTTGAGCCTTCCATAGAGCATCTTGTTTAGAGGGAGATAATGTATACATTATGTTATAGGCACCTCTGTTAACTCACGATATGAAACAAGGACATCAAATCTATTCCCTGAAAAATCAGAATTGGCATAAAATAAATCACCAGATTGTGGCATTTTTAAAGTGCCAAGCTCTAATTCTAAGGTTTCATTTGCCTTTAATAATCTTTTTTTAGAATGATACGCTTCTTTAGGAACAAGAACATTATTTTCTTCTCTTTCTCCCAAAACCTTTATATCAAAGAAAAGATCATCATCTGTTGTATTACATAAAGAAATACTATCAATAAAGCACGACTGTTGAGAGCCGAATATCTTTTCTGGCGTACTCCCAACATTCGGCGTTATTTCAAGCTTTGGTATGACAAAAGGAGGATTAAGAGCCATTACACAATCTTTGTTGCTTCATCACACAGAAGATCAAGACTTACCTTTATTTCTGTAAGCTGAGTTATCAGTCTTTGAGAATTTTCTTTATACTCTTCCGTTGGTTCACCAGAATAATTAAAGACATTCATTGCTGTTTGCAATGCTCCATCTTTAGCAAAGAACTTCTGTAAATCCCATTTACAATTATCTGTTTTCTTTAATGCTTCTATATTTGGACTGACCATATTTTATATTCTCCTTTATTTAACTAATATTCTTTTACTTTTATTGAGACAAGATTGCAATAGTTTCATCTATCAGAATGTTTCCTGCCTGAGTATCGATAACTTTTCCTTCATACTCTGTTTTTTGAGTATTATACCCGTCAATATTCGCATTCATCTGAACAATAGCCTGATCTAAAGAGGTTATCGTTTGCTGATATGTTGCAATATTATCAAGATTGACTTGCTTTAATTGTTGTTGATAAGTAATTAAGTTTTCATTTGCCATCTTTTTTTCTCCTTTAGCTGGCGGTTGTGGTCAATATTAAATTGCTTGCGGTAACGTTTGTGTTTGCAGAGCTGCGACAATAAACTTCGATGTAATCATTTGTCGTTAAAGAAACAAACGCTTGAGTCGACATGTTTATATTTGTACCTGACGCAATGTCTTTTGACATAAGAGAAGGTGTTATTTGGATACCATTTTTAAATATGGAAATACTTCGCACAGTTCCGCCACCTCCTGCGGAAAAGTTAAGCGTTGCCGAGACATTTATTAATGCAATGACTTGATTTGTTCCTGTATATGTAAGGCGGTTAGAAACAGGGGATGTGAATTGATTCAAAAACCCTGAAGCAGTGGTTGTACCTGCTATTTTAGCCCAGACGTTAGCCGTTAAAGCTGTTGTTGTAACGTTTCCTTCCATGTAGACCATGCCCGAAGCTCTACGCCCATAAATGGTATTAGAAAAAGTATGATTTCCATTGGTATCTATGGCATATCTAGTTACGCCTCCCGTTCTGTCAGTAATATCGAATTGACCCGTAGAGCTACTTCTAATCTCGTAAAGTTTTCCTCCTACTGCTGTATTCTGAAGTTCTATTTTAACACTGCTAAGGCTGCTTAACGCCCGAATAGCACTATCTTCTCCTACTAGGTTTTGAACACCACCCAAAATTTGAAGCTTGGCTAAAGTTGGCGTTGTCGTCCCTACTCCTAGATTTCCTAAAACAGCTCCTGTATTATTTATTGTAAGAGAACCGTTAAGCGTTGTAGCTCCTGTTCCTTGCATTAAAAATCTTGAAGTCAGTCCAAAACGATCATAAATTTCAAAACTTCCATCTGAATTTGATCTTAGCTCCCAATTTTTAGCATTTTGATGGTGAAGTTGTATTTTAATCGTTGTAGAAAGAAGATCTGAGTTTTGAACACGAATTGCCGACTCTTCTCCAACAGCATCAAGAGTAGGACCACCATTTATAAAAAGTCTGGACAATGTTGCAATTTGATAATTTCCAAGACCAATATTTCCTGAAGAGCTAATTGATAAACCGCAATAAGAAGTTGTAGGGGATGTTCCAATCCAAAATAAATGTGACACGCCTGATTGATAGCGTAAAGTTCCAGTATCAATACCAATTCCATAATATTGATGATTGTTTCCCGTTGTATCGTAAAAAACTAATTTCTTTTGAACGACATCATTGGTAAATTTTAAAGCATAAATATCGCTAAAAGTTCCATCAGTATTAATTTTTAGCCTTGAAACGACAGTAGTCCTATCAACAATACCAAACGTTCCATCAGAATCAGATCGAAATTCGTATAATCTTCCATTTACGCTTGTATTCTGAATTTCAATCTTTGCTGAATTGAACGAACTGGTAGCTCTAATAACACTTTCTTCATTAAAAACATTAAAAACGCCTCCTCTTACATCTAATTTAGCAGATGGAAAAGAAAGTCCTCCTGTTCCAATGACAACTTGACCTGATCCATTTATATAAACTTGAGTTACGCCATCATGTTGAATATAAAGAGGCTGACCACCTATAACATTAATATAAGCTATATCAGTTGATGGAGAATTTCCTGTAGCACCAATTTTTAGAGCAGGTATTGTATCGCGGTTAATCCAAAATTCATTTATTCCATTAGAATTTTGATTATCCAATATAAAAGCAGCATTAGAAGCATTAAACTTAAAGGTTTGACTAGACCCGCTGACATTTATAAGAGAAGGTAAATTAAAATTACCTAAAATATTAATGTTGCCACTTTGATCGAAAGTAATAAGATCAGTTCCTGTGGTTTGACCATTCAAAAAAGATTGAATCTTTAGCGTGCCGTGCGTATCACCGAAAGCTGTTTCATGGCGGAATCTAAAACCGCTTAATCCGCTGTTTCTCAATTCAAATAAGTTTTGAGAAGGGATAAGAGATGTAGGAACAAACGTATTATCAAACTGGAATTGATTCAAATTCTGGTTAAAGATAAATTGTTGAGTAGCCCCCAATATTTGCATTTCAGGATCAATATTTTTCCAATAAATTCCCATTTAAAACACCTCATCGTTAAGTACACGCCATAAATAAATAAAAGAGATTGCGTCTTGATCGGCAGCAGGCTCTTCTGTCACATTCACAATTCTTTGATTGTTCGCATTCAGGATTTTCTCTAAAGTCAATTCGTCCGATGATTCTTTAAACGAAAGTATTTTCTCACCGTCTTCTTCCCCATTTAGGAATTTCTCCAAGTAAAAATCACCGCTATTGCCCGTAGAAGCTGTTTCCTGAACCAATCTGTAGCCAGAAAGATTGCTATTAGTAAATTCTTCAATCATTTTTGAAGGGATTAAGGCTGTCGGCGTAAATGTGTTCTGGATTTGAAAAACACTACGAGGTAAATCAAATATAAATTGCTGAACAGCGCCTAAAATATGAGCTTCGGGGTTAATACGGGCAACAAACAGGTCAGGATGATGAATTAAATCCCAGAAGCCTTGAATAGAAAGGGCGTCATTATCAGCTTCATAATCCCCCAAATTGGTTATTCTGAAGTTATCAAGGCTGACATTTCCACCTGCGGGAATATTGGTGAGCAAGCATAGGGAACCTCGTGTCGTATGAATAAGCCCATTTTCGTCAGAATCACCTAAGACAAACCCATCAAGGCTAATGTTCCCGACTGCACCGCTAATAGCTGCTTGCATTGTCCTAAGATTAACGCCGTCTTGAGGATTAAGAGGATCAGCTAAAGTGATAAGCTTAAAATTATAAAAAGAAACGTCTCCATCAGCAGGAATGGTATTCAGTCTGAGATTATCTATGCGTGTATTAATCGCAATAATTTGTCCTTGAATAACAACGATTTGTCCCTGAATCACAGAAACTTGAGATTGCAACGTTGCGACATTTGTTTCTAAGGTTGATACCTTGCTTTCAAGGGTATCAACACGACCGCCTAAACTGGCTACACTTGCTATGAGTCCTAAAACTTGACCTTGAAGAACAACAACGGCTCCTTGTAAAAGGGTAATTTCTCCTTCTATAAAGGTAATTTGACCTTGAATACCTGCTATTTCTGTTTGAATCCCTGTTATTTCAGTCTGAATAGATGCTATTTCTTCCTCGATCCCAGGAATAACAACATCTTCTATATTGGTTACCTTCCCCTCTAAAAGAGTGAGATCATTGCTTTCTGTAGGTCTACCTGTTGCATCCCCTCGCCAAATTTTCTTAAAAGTAAGATCAGGAAGGTTATCAATGTAAATCGTTAATCTAAACCCAAGCTGGTCATCTTGTGTTCCTATAATAATATTTTTATAGGAAAGTCCTGTGTCTTGTGGTCTATCATTCCCATCGCCCATCCAAAATCTGCCAATAGTTAAATCTGGCAAATTCTCATCATATATTTTTTCTCTAAACCCTAATTGATCGTCTTCAGTACCAATAATAAGGTTTTTGTGTAGCAATCCTGTATCTTGAGGACGATTGTTGCCGTCACCCATCCAGAATCTACCTGTGCTTAAATCAGGAAGCCCACCTGATGGGATTTTATCAGATTCAACAGGTCGATTATTTTCATTTCCTACCCATATTTTATCGGTGGAAAGATTAGGCATATTATCAAGAGGCAATTCTTTTATTTCGGTCGGTCTGTTATCACCAAAATTCAAAGGATCTTCAAAAGCAGATACTTGCTTCCCTATCCATATATAGCCCACAGTCAAATCAGGTAAATTACAACGCTGTAAATGCAAGGTAGTAGTAGGATCACCCAAACTTGTTGGATTAGCAGAGCCTGTATAGAGATTATATGCTCCTAATAATTCTTGTGGGTTAACATTTGAAAATGATGGAAGGTTTTCTAAGGCTATTCTGCTTTTTTCTGCGGGTTTGTTGTCATCGTCACCTATCCATAGTTTACCTTTGGATAAAACGGGGAGCATATAATCCGTTCCCGCAATTGCAATCGCTATAACACCTTTGGAATGCTTTAGAATACCATTCTGAAGCTCATCTAAAGCCTGAGCTCGGGGAAGAATATTGTTTTTTGTTTGAAGAATAAATTTTGAAGGAACTAACTTATCAAGAATTGTTCTAAGCTCTATCACATCCAGCCGAACATCAATAATAACAGGGCTTGGAAATGGATTATTGTTTGCGTCACCAATCCATACATAATCTTCTTCAATAGGTGGCAATAAACCATCTGACCTTAGCTTTCCACTAATAGGCGATATAAAAGGGTCTAAAAGTCCAGGCTGATATTTCATGCCAGAAAATGCCCTATAAAGTTTGAAATGTTGGCTTCATCGGTCATAAACCAATTTTCAGCAGTATTGATCAAATACTCGAGATAATCAGGGTCAGTGCTATCAAGCTCCGTGTTTTGGGATTGATCGAGTACAGGACGAGTCATGTAATAGTAAAGATTGCTGAGACTATATTGTGCCTCTAAAGAAAGTCCGTCATGAACAGCCTCGGAGTTGCCTTCTAAAGCGGAGTCAAAGGCAGCAAGAAGAGTTTTAACAGTCTCTTCATAGGGGAAGGGCGTGCCTGGATCATTTTCTTCCAATCCCAATTCTGGCTTTAAGCCACACCCCAGACATAAAACGCAGAATCTTTTGGCTGTGGGTTTATTTTGTTTGGCAAGCGAAAGCCCTAATCGGGTTGCATTGTTTTGAAATACCCCGCCATCCAAATAAGTATGACCGCCAAAAACATGGGGAGGTAAATAAAAATGTGCTGCCGAGCTAGCTAGAGCAACATTTTTTATTAATTCATCTTTTCCTGTAAGACCAGGTACGTCTAAATTTGAGAATAAAATATAAGATTGTGTGTCTGCCTGATAAGCAGGGATAATAACATTTGTCTTTAAATCCTGTAGAGTGGCATTGCCAAAAGTCGTATCAAGCGCATTCCTTAGTCTTGCCCCGCCGTAGTTGCTATTGACTGGATCAACAGCATTATAAAACTGGTCGTTTTGACCCAAAATAATAACTTTTTGAGCGGAATTAGGTCTATTAGAAGGTTGAGAAGAATTTATTGAACCGCTTAATATATCAGCAGCAGTTCTAATTGTAAAAATCCACGGAGCTTCTTCAATGTAAAAATTATAAAGCTCATCAGGGGTTAATCCAAAAGCATATCCAAGACCATTTAGATTCCCTACAGATGTACCCGCCATGACATTGAAATATTTCCATATCTCATTTTGTGCAATTCCTGCTTGCTGACAAAAAAGCTTCATAGAATGATTCTGCATAAAGCCACGAGTGCCACCACCAGGCAAACCTAAAACCCTTGCTGTATTAAGATCAGGCATTCGTTCTTCTCTTATGAAAGAAAAGATATTAACATGTTGTCCACAGATTTATCCACAGACTTATTAAAAAATATTAATTTGGAGAATTAAACATAACTTGGGATTGGTGCGTAAGATTCATACATTGCAGAATTTTCAGTCTTTGCAGAATGTAACCCACTTAAAGCGTAAAAACTGGCATCTAGAGTATGGTCATTTTGTTTAATAATTTTACCTTTATCATCACGAGAATATCGGCGCCATTCATCAAGATAATTTGTACATGTATCAAATATTTTGAATTTACCTGAACGTGTACGCATTTCTATTTCATCAATGATTGCTTCTTTTTTGCCTTTTGTCTTACTCGCAACGACAAGATCACGTCCCATGCGCCTAAAGAAGTCAAGGGTACTTTCTCTTGTATGTTGATCTTCCCCACCTCCTGCGGGATCAGCAATACCCGTAACCCAATCAGGGATAATATGCATAAGGTTATTATGATGCTCCACGGGAGTAATATTACTTTTCTTATAATCCTTCACAATGTAAATAATATCATTATCCCTGTCATGTGCCATGAGAACCACACCATAAGTACCGCCTGATGTCGCAGCAGGGTCTAATCCATAAACAAGAGCAAAGTGTTTAGGAATTTCAAATGCAGGAGTAACAACAATTTCTTCTTTCATCCTGAATACTTTACCCATACCAAATACAGGGATACCATGCTCACGAGCATCCAATAAATATTCAGGGGTACCTTGTCTTAGCCTAACCTTTTCTTCTTCCGACATTGTTGGATTATCAGCCCATGAACAGTGCATGTAAAAGTGATCTTCAATGGATTCACCAGCGCTTCCCTTATTCATAAAGAATGATACAAGCTCATCCATGCCACGCTCAGGCCACATGGTTAAAATAACAAAGGTTTTGTAATCGCCAAATGCTGTCGTTCTGAACAAAATTTCTTGATAAACATCAAAATCAGGAGCTTCATCTAAATGAACGCCATCAAATGTCTCAGATTGTAATCCGCTTGCTCCTTCACTAAATGATGAAAATTTTATCTCAGAAATACCGCCAGAAACATGTTTAACAAAAAGCTTACTCACTGAATTTTTTATAGAACCAGAATATCTATCAACAATTAAATCATGATGAATGAATGGCTTTAAACCAAATTGTGGATCGCCTTCTAATAAATACTTTTGAAGCACATCCCTTGTTTTTTCTGCCTTAACAGTACCCACAAGCCAGCGTGTAGGACGATCATATCTATAACCATTCCACCAAGTAGGATAATTGCCATGAACATGACAAGAGACTTCTTTTAAAGCTAACGATGTCTTCCTTGAACGAACAGCCCCCAACAACAATCTCTGCCTTGCTGTTAAGCCTGAAGCGTAGAAATCTAAAGCTTTGGGAGTTGGAATGTAAGTATCATGAAGGAAATCTTGAGTAGCATAACTTTCAAAATCAATCATTAGGAATTGCCAAATTGCTATTCTTAGAACGATAATCCTTAATCAATTTAGAAATGGTCATCATTCCTTCTAACATTGAAATAGCTTTATCCTCTCCATAAAGAGAAGCCATTTGTTGCTTAAGAAATTCGTATTCTTCTTTGCTAGGAGGAGTTTCATTAATATTTGTATTAGTAACATGGAGTTCAGCAGGAGCTTTGGTCATATAACTTTGCGCAAATATCTTACGTGCGACAGGGTCACCTTTTTCAGCATCATTTATAATGTTAATCACAGTATTTAAACATTGAGATGGATTATTTTCGTAAGCTTCGCGTGTTAAGGAAGCTCGATAATCGCTCATTCCTTTCTTCTTGCCACCACTATGCTCATGTCCTTGTTCAAATGCCATGTTTAAATTTCATACAATTAATATATTTTTTTCTCAAAATTCCGCCAATTTAATAACAATGATAAATACTTCATTATTCAACCCATGAGAACCAATAGAAATATTATCCATCATTCGCCCTTCGTGATGTATTTATAAAAGCGGTTAGCTAAATTCGCTAATCTGTCACAGCATTCGTAAAACATATTTCCTTTATCGTCATGAAGCGGAAAGGAAATTTCTTTCAAAGCAAGTTCAAGGGCTTTTGTTCTTATTTCAATCTTATCCATTTCATCAAGACAATCCTCATTGTTTCTAACGCACATTTGATTATCAATCATACTTTTGGTTAAATTAACCTTATCTTTTTCATTATTTGCTTCAAAAATATTCTTAAGCCTTTGAATAGCTTTTAATACATCTATTGGATGATTTTCTTGAAATTGAGAAATAAAATATCCATCATTATTTGGATTCTTATAAAGAAATTCTTTTTTAAAGTCATCGTGCATATAAATAATCTTATCTAAATCGAACATCAATTACTAAACTCCACCTCAATTTTGTACCATTTTTTCAACAATAACTCGCTCATTTCCTCAAGTGTTTGATCTGCTCCAAATATTAAATATGAGCCATACCCTACAATGAACAATATTATAGCCACAATAAACCAAAGTATTGCAGGCTTTGTTAAAAAATCTATTAAATAACTTATCATTTGACTTGCATTAACACAATAACAATGTTAAGTCTATATTATTCATTAATCTATTACCTTTAATGAATCGTTTGAGAAGCTATGCCTCCCTGTTATACACTCAAACGACACTTATATGCTGGGTAGCTTTAAGCTCTCAGCATTTTTTTTGCTCTCATTCAATACAGCCCTTACATCATCCAAAGACCTACACACATAATACGGCACTTCCTTTGACTCACACCATTTTTGAAATAGCTTTTGATGTTCACTTTGGCTTCCTCGCTCCGTTTTTACCTCAATGAAAAAACATTCTCTTTTTCCCATAAAGACATGAAACCATACGTAGGGGAATTTTTCGTTAGTCAAAGACTGTTCTCTCAAAAACATGGCAATATCGAGGCAGATCAGATTTTCTCCCTTCGCTCCTCTTGGTGGTTTAAAATCTGGCAAAAGGAGAGGGAGAAGCTCTAATCCATTTTTGTTCATAAACGTTAATAAGATTTTTTATAATTTAGTTTCCGCCCTCAACCTAAAATAAGATCATTTTTGAGTCAATCAACTTGTGGATAAGTCTGTGGATAAAATTGTGGATAACTTCAAAAAAACCATGTTGAGATTATCCTCAAAATGGTTTCTACGTGTTGAGTGGTGCG